TCAGGGATTTCCAATGGTTAACATCAAATCTAACTTTGATAGCACCGAAGAAATCGGCGATTACACCATCCATATCTAAAAATACTGTCATAATTTATCTCCTCTTTAATTATAGTAATATTATACACTATTTTCACGTGAATGTACACAGTAAAATGCACTTAGGAGAAAAATAATTTACGTCTGTCGTATTCTTTTTTAGTGTCAATGAGAAGTTGAATATGGTTATCACGGTGTTCTTTAAATACTAATGCTTCATTATCATCAACATCCATGATAACCACTGTGTTAGTAATTGGCATGCCAGTACGTTCTTCCCACATTACGGCATAACCAGCCATTTGAGCAAAGTAATTAGAAATATATTCTTTTTTCTTTACTCTTTTGGATGTTTTAAAATCTACAATAGACGGTACACCATCAAACTCAGCAACACAATCGACTCTGCCAGCAAGCCCAAGGTGAGAAGAATAAAGGGGTACCTCAAGACCATATATCGTTCCAAGTCTTTCATCAAGGATCGGACGAACATTTTCGAGAGATTGTCTAATGTGAGGAAGAAATTCCGTAACATCTTCATTTAGCAAATACCTTTCAATAATTGAATGTACTAGGGTTCCACGGCCGGATGCTTTTCGGCCGATTGCATCTGCTACCTCGGTCCCAACCCGAGCCCTCCACTTTGCAATAGCTTCTTCTGATAATATACTTAAAACAGTTGTAATGCTAGGATAACGACTACCGTCAGGAGTAACATAAGTTCTACCTGTTGACTTTGTATCTGCAACCAGGTCATCATAGCCAAGATCAATTTTCTCATGTTTAAACTCCATATTATTTCGGTGTGCAAACCACATCCGCCTTTTTATAATTAAAATTATATAAATCTTTTATATTTTTATCAAACCAGTCAGATAATTTATTTTTTCCAATTTTCATATATTCGATATACATTATCGGTTTGTGTTTTTTAATTGTATTTAAGCTACCATTGAGTGCATGTATTTCCATACCTTCAATATCTAGTTTAATAAAATCAACCTTATCTAAATTTAAATCGTCTATTTTAATAGATTCAACCAAAGTACTACCTATAGGCTTTTGCCCAACATCCCTAGATTGTGTTAACAATTCAACGGAACCAAATGAACCGGTTTTTGTATAATCATATACAGGAACATTAATTACTCCAGGTTCGTCACTAATTGCTTGATTGAATGGAAAATAGTTTTTAAACTTATTTAATTCTGTAGTTTCTTTTAAATGTTTAAATACTTCTGGTTGTGCTTCATATGCATACACAGTTAAATTTTCTAATTTACATCTCAACGAATATGAAAATAAACCATGATTTGCCCCAGCATCTATCATTACTGGATTTTTTATACCCTTTAATACATCGGCACATAGTAACACTTCATCTTCGCCAATATATCTACCAGTATCAATAAGTCTTTTAGCCTGTTTTGTATCGGATGGTATCAGTGATATCCTACCCATGTAACAATCATAAATCATTTATAACCTAACATTTCTTTTGCCATAATATAATCTCTAAGAAAATCTGATCGGACAATATCAGCCCAATTAAATTGGATAATCTCAAAGTTTTTAAGGTGTTCAACAATCCGTAAAAACTTTTGAATGCCTTCCTTTTCAAAGCCATCTTTAAAATCTGATTGATTATAATCACCACTAAAAATAATTCTACAGTTTTCACCAACACGAGTAATTACTGAATCAAGTTCATGAAAATTTAAATTTTGCATTTCATCTACGATAATAACAGCATTATCTATAGTCATACCACGTATGAATGATGTTGTATGAAATTCAATTTGTTTTGATGAAATAAGCCTATTGTATCCAGCATTATCGCCAATTAATTGTGTACACATACCTTGATATGTTATTTCATATGGAGCCTTTTTTTCATCCAAACTACCAGGTAAATAACCAATATCACGAGTAGGAACAACAGATCTAAAAATTATAATTTTATCATATGGTGTAGCTTTTTCTAGCATGGCTTCTAATGCCAAATACATTGCAACAAATGTTTTACCTGTACCAGCTGAACCAGCTAATACTAGATTATCACCATTATCCCAGGCTTCATAAGCCTTTACCTGATTCTCAGTAATAGGCTCATGTATGACTAGATCGTTAATTGATGCTTTTGATCTACTACTCATGTTTTAATTTTACTTTGTCGGCCAGCACCTTTATCTATTCTTCCTAATAAATCTTTCCACCCATCACTAGTATTTGAATTAGCATGGGTTTTAGTAGATGATACAAAATTACCTGTTGATAGTACTTTAACAACATCTTCATCTTCAAGCAATGGTGCTAACTCATGAAATGAACAATTAACATCCCATTCCTCATTTGTTGAAATTCTACGTAGTGTATATTTCGGCATTATTAAACCACTCCGGTATTGGACGTTTTGTCCATAACATTTTAAACCTATCTTGTTTTGTTTTATAATATGCACGATATGATCTAATAGGTTCATTGTAAAAGAAACATTCCGGATTGGTACCCATTGCCAATTTAAATGGCGTTAATGGACCTTTTGGAATATTCCTAGGTAATGCCCACAATGCAGATCTTAGTTTAGAATCAGTAGCATGCACTTTATTATACCGATATGTATACTCTTCACAAAGGGCAATAAAATGTTGGTGATGCCAACGATAGTTGGTATCTGATTCCATAGTCCATATTGTGCATGGGTGTTTGTGATGCACTGCTTTATAGTAGAGTAGCTCTGCTTCGATATCGACATCGCCTAAGTCATAATAATCAACCATACGTTTACCAGATTTGGACGGTCGTTTTTTCTTCTCACCATCCAATATCCGATGAGCTGTTGACAACATCTGGGCTGACTCTACAATCATTTTTACAACATGTTTGTCACATTGCATTTGTGCAGAGATGATAGGACATTGGTCCAGAACAAATATATTCATAATGTAATTATTTCCACCATAGTTATTATACTATTATTATATCAAAACTTTCACTATCTGTAAACCATTATTTTTTTAATTAAAATGAAAGTTGAACTCCTTGTGATATGAGTGTCTTTACCATAAAATCTCTTTTCTTAAGAATGTTTTTAGCTTCCATAGATCTACCTTTTTCCATAAGTTTTGCTGCATAATTTTCAAGTTCAACTAGATCGTTCTTAAGTCTTTGGATTTGAATGATAGGCATATGAGTTCCTTTAAGAAAAAACGAGCGCGTACAAACATACACACTCGTGTTTAGAGTTAAAAATTTAAGGAGACTAATCTTTGAGTAGACCAGGAAAAGCCTCCTCTACAACTTTACGCGTAATTGATTTATATGGTTTTTTATTAATCATATTAACAAGAACTTTTGCATCTTCAGGATGCACACCCTCCAACATTGCCAAGAACAATCTTTCTCTTTTCCATTTAGGTAGTTGTTCACTGGCCGGTAAACCTTTTACAAAATATTTAAACTTTGCATTTTCTCTAATTAGGTTTGCTGGATGGTTATGTGGTTCACATTCCTCATATGGTACTTCACCTTCCGGTAGATTCCATATAACAGTAGAATCATATGTACCTCTTAAAACATCCTTTAAAGCCCAACTCTCATTTGTTTTAAGAGTCGCGACCTTATCTGCCTTAGTTTTATCTTTACTTGCTTTATCTAAAATTTCAAAAACATATTTTCCCATTTATAAAAATTCCTCCACAGATTCAATCAACATCTTCATGTTATTATTTATAAGATAAGGCAGAACTTTTCCTTCATTAAACACAGTAATCCAAAAGTCGTCAATAATTTTTGCGCGTAACTCATCAGGAGTTTTAGAAAGATCGATAAGAGTTTCGTTACGACAATAGTTACGATACCATGAAGCTGCATAAAGTAATTCACCTTCAGCAAGATCTTCAAGTATTGCTTCTTTCTTCTTCTTAGATAGTGGTGTCTGTCTGTCACCGTTCACAAATGTATCGTCATGCGATAATACGTTTGGTATACCATCGCCTGCATCGCCAGTAAGAATCTTAAGTTGTAGATTTTGGCGAGGATAAGTTTCTTCTACAAACTTTTTAGTCATAGGAGAAAACTGAGAAACATTATCATACTTCTGCAATTGTTTAAAGTCGTGATCTGAAGATACGATCATTACTTCTTCATATTGACCGAACTCCTGTGTATGATCAACCATAGTAGCAATGATATCGTCTGCTTCACACTTATCAATATGAATAACTTTGTAAGGAAAGTTTTCTTTGATTTCGTCTTTGACTTGGTGCATAATACGAAATGCTTCTGCCCAATCAAAATCTGATTTATCACGACCTGACCGACGATTTGCTTTGTATTGTGGGAAATAATCGCGACGCCAACTTGATGAGTCACATGCAAGTACCATCTGACCGTACTTATCTTTGAACTTTTTATTGTACATGCGAAGTGA